TTCGACATGCACCCCAGGGTCCACCGCGCCGACGCCTCACTCAACGCCTCTCAGCACGTCGTTGGCCGGACGGATACGAGGAGGGCGCAGTGCCGGAGTTGCGAGTTACGTGCATCAAGAGGGATGAGAGACAGGGCACCGACTATGAAGTCATCACGGCAGTTGGTGGGCCTGGAGGGTGGAAGAAGACGGTCCCGGAGGTCATTGCCGCCATCGCGGCGGGGAACTCATTCTACGTGCAGGTCGGGGCGAACAAGGTGTCCGTGTCCGCATACCCGGCAAGCAACCCGAGGTACATTCGGACGACCCCGGATAGTACCAGGAGGGACAACCTTCTCTCGCTGCCGGACTGCCCGTAGAAGGCAAGTTGCTGAGAGGGGCAGTCGGGAGCATCGCCGACTGCCTCCTCCTCGTGATTCAGGTTCGGTGCATGGGTACGGCGACCGATGGTGGCATGTACGGTTGCCGCGCCTCCTGATTCGCGGTTAGCAAGTCCTCCGGCGTGCGGTACATGCGAGGCCTGCGCCCGTCCGCACTCCGGCGCTGGTGCTTGGTGAAGCCGAGCGCGACGAGGCAGGTGCCCACCTCCGTGGACGCGCGATGGTCCACCTGTGCGACGGGCATGCCCAGCGCGTCTGTGGCCACCTGGAGAATGGACACCTCGGCGGGCCGCCGCTCCTTCGGCGTGCGCAGAAACCACTGGACGATGGCTTCCCCGCGACCGTCACCCGCGCCCTCGGCGCGAAGCGCCGCCTGGGCCTCGGCGCGCTGGGCATCCTCCTCGGACAGCCACCAGGGCTCGCCCCGCTGGAGGAGCACCACGGCCTCCGCCCAGAGCTGGTTCCTGTCCTGGCGCAGCGCCTCGATGTCGATGTGGGTGCAGTGCACCGGCCAGTAGCGGCGGTGCCCCGTTGGGTCCTTCAGGTAGGCGTCGTCATTCGTGGTGCCGACGAAGATGCAGCGCCGGGGCGTCTTCACGTTGGCGCGCCCGTAGGGGGGCCGGTACGTGTCCTCGGTGCGGCTGATGAAGCCCTTGAAGGGTTGGTTTTCCGCACGGCGCAGCGTGGAGAGTTCCGCCAACTCGATGAACCAGAACTGGGACGCCAACATGGCCGAGTCCTTGTTGTGGACGTCGATGGGCGCGTCGCTGAACCAGTCTCCAGCCAGGACGCGCAGCGCCGTGGACTTCCGCAGCCCCTGGGGCCCCTCCAGGATGAGGACGGTGTCCACCTTGCAGCCCGGCCGCAGCGCCCGCGCCACGGCGCCGATGGCGAACTTCTCGCCGATGGTGCGCAGGTGGGCGACGTCTCCCTCGGCGCCAAAGTAGCGCGCGAGCATGCCCGCGAGGCGCGGCACCCCGTCCCACTCCAGCGCTTGGAGGTAGTCGGCGACAGGGTCGTAACGGTTGCGCTTGGCCACGGCGAGAATCTGCGGCGCGACGACGGCGGCCTTGGGCTGGAGGCCCAGGCGCCCGTACTCGCTTTGCTGGAGCCAGTTGGCGATTTCGACGTCGAGCGTCTCCGGGTCGAGGCCTGGAGGCAGCGGACCGCCCACCACCTCCAGGCGCTTGCTGACTTCGTTGAAGCGCAGCACGCCCCGCCACTCCGGGGACGACAGCAGGACGGTGAAGACGTTGGCCTCGCAGTTGCGGAGGCGGCTGTCGCCCTTGCTGCTGATGTCCATGATGAGGTTGCGGCCCCATGCCTCCGGGTCCTCCTCGCCTTCCTCCGGGGCCAGGCCGGGGGCCTGGGCGGTTGGAGGGCGGGTGCCGAGCGCACGCCAGATGGCCTCATTCTCCGCGAGCCGCTTCGCGTCGGCCTCCGTGCGGCGGGCCCGGTGGCGGCGCAGCTTGAGGCGAGCCTGCTCGCGCAGGTGCTCCGTGCCCTCGCCCCAGTCCGTGGCCGCGAAGCAGTCGCGGAACAGCTCCAGGACGACGTCTTCGGGCGTCTCCAGGGGCAGGACGAAGGCGCAGCAGCTCATCAGCGTGTTGAGGGTGGTGTCCTGGGCGCCGCGCTCGGCGAGGGGCTCACCCGCGAGGGTGCGGCGGATGAGCTCCCGGTGCTCGGGCTTGCGGACGCGGCGCAGGAGGGCCCGCAAGTCGAAGAGATCCGCTGCCGCGCCCATGGTGGCTGGCGCGGACTGGGAGGGGGCGCGCGAATGCACGAGGAGCGCGTCCACGTCGAGGGCGTGGCCTTCGCGCGTCCAGGCGACGGTGGGGTGCTCCCCGGAGTGATTCGGCAGGAAGTACATGCGCCCCAAGTCTTTGGTGCTCGGGTCCGCCGGCAGGTCGAGGAGGCGCACGGCGGCGGCGCGCACCGCTGGCCACTCGGAGCGCAGGGCGGGGCGAGTCAGCGGCACGACGACACGCAGGCTGTTGTTCCCCGGGCGGTGTCCGTGGGTGGAATGGACTGCCGCCGCGTACCCGTCGAGTCGCTGGGGCAGGGCCGAGAGTCCCTCGTCGGAGAGCCCGTCCAGGTCGAAGACGGCCGCCGTGACGGCACGGACGTGCTCACTGCGGCGAATGGGGCCGATGTCCACCGGGGCCCAGCCTCGCTGCTCCAGCTTCACTGGGCACTTGTGGCCGACGCATGGGGCGCAGGCCGACACGGTGTGCGTGGTGAGAAGCCGCTTCAACTCCTCCCAGGTGACGTCCTGGGGTTTGGGCTGGGTGTCCGTGACGGTGTCGAAGAAGGCAATCAGCATGAGGCCTCCTCGGACGCGCGCGCGGGTCGGCCGAGCGGGGCGGGGGCGGCAGGGTTGGGCGGGAATCGGGCATGCGATGGAGTCACACCCCTTCAATGGGGGCACGTTCTTGCCGTGACGCGGAGAAGGCTGCTGTGCCCGGCATGGCACTCCCTCTTCCCCTTCTCCTAGAACCCTTAGAGAGATGAGGTAGGAATATAGGAGAAGGAGGAATACACGCGCGCGAAGGGATATCCCACATCATCGCGCGTAAGAGTTGGGAGGGCCGTTTCTGGGTTGTGAATGCCTGTGCCGCCCATGGCCTCGCACAAACTCTCAACCACTCGCCGGGGTTGCCCCCATTGAAGGGGGGAATGGCTACGACTGCTCAAATCCCCGAGTCCGTGAAACAGCTTGTCAGTGCGACGGCCCGCACGGCGTCCCGTGGCGCCCGCCTTCACCCGGTGCGGAGGGGGACCGAACCCCCGGGCGCGAGCCGCGCGCCGTCTCGGCATGTCTCACGAAACGGGTGTTTCACTCCGCGAGGGAGGGATTCCGCAGAGTGTGACATGGCTGGCGTCTTGCTTGGGGCCGCGAGCGCTGTCGTTGGGATGACAGTGGTTTTCTCATCGCATGGGAGGCACGGGGGATGATGCGACGACGGGTGTCGAAGGACGAGCCGCATGTTTCACGGGGAGCTGTGTCGCGGGAATGCCCGGACGCCTTGGTGAGCGAGATTCGCTCGGCGGGCGAATCCGCGCGGGCTCGGCGGCTGACGGAAGCGCTGTTGCGCCTCATGGAGCCCCAGCTGCGCCAACAGGCGCGCCGCTACGAGAAGCTGCGCGGCTCGGTGCAGGAGGATGACCTCGTGCAGGTGGCCCTCCTGGAAGTCCTCAAGGCCATCAGCACCTACCGTCCGGAGAAGCGCGGCAAGCAGACCTTCTCGACGTGGGTGGCGTGGCGGGCCCGGCGCGCCATCACGGACCAGATTCGGATGCACAGCGCGGACGTGCGCCCCTCGGACGCCGCGCAGCGCGGGCGCAAGGGGCAGGGGAAGGCGCCAAGGGCGTCCCCGTTGGTGAGTCGCGATGACCCGTCCGAGGCGCTGCCGTGCTCGTTGACGAAGATGCACGACGCGGCCCTGGCGCTGGAGGCGGCCACCATCGAGGACCTCTTCATGCTGCGCGAGGAGTGCGCCCGACTGCGGCACGAGGTGCTGAAGCTGGCCCCCAAGCTGCGGAAGCTGGTGTCGCGCGTCCACGGCCTCGGGAGGGAGTCGCGCAGCGTTCGGCAGGTGGCCCTGGAGTGGAACGAGCCGCGAGGTCAGCTGGACGCCATGTTGGCCCGCGCCCACGAGCAGCTTCGCGAGCGTCTGGCGGGGAAGGCGCGCTGATGCCCGTCCTGGTGGCACAGCGTGGCGGGCCTTGTGCCGCGTGCGGCGCGCTCGTGCTGAAGGGCGAGCGCATCGACTACACGCTTGGGACGGGGCCGCGTCACCTCGCGTGCGCGGACAGGCTACCGGAGCTGCGGCGCAACCAGCACGCCGCGCCTTGCGTCCTGTGCGGCGTCCAGGTGCCGAGGGGCGCCGGAGCCCTGTCCGTGACGGAAACGTGCGAGGGCGGGGCGTATACGCGGCGCTGGGCGGTGTCCTGCGCGGACTTCCTGGCCTGCCATGAGCGCATCGCGTCGGCGTCCAGCACATAGCCCCCCCGGGTCCAGATTTGGGACGGTCGTCCCTTTCCTGCCTTGCTCGGCGGGCCCCCACGCTCGGAAAATCTTGAGAAAAACGCGGCCCTGTCGCGATGTGTGCGGCCCGACGCGGAAAACATGTGCAGATGTTGCCCCCATTGAAAGGGGGAATGGCACCTCCCACCAAGCTGACACCTGAGTTGCAGGCCGAGATTTGCGGCCACCTGGAGCGCGGCCTCTTCCGCCGCGCCGTGGCCGGACTCGTCGGCGTCAACGAGCACACCCTCTCGCGATGGTTCCACCGGGGCGCGGGCGAGGAGCGGGGCCGCTTCCACGACTTCTTCCTCGCGGTGAGCGCCGCCGAAGCGCGCTTCATGCAGTCGGCCACGGACATGCTGATGGCGGCTGCCTCGCACAACCCCAAGCACGTCCAGTGGCTTCTGTCGCGGCGCTTCCCCGAGTTGTACGGGCGGAGGGACAACGTCGAGGAGAAGGCGCCCGAGGACAAGGCCGCAGACGAGGTGGCCCTGCGTGAGCTGCTGATGGAGCGGCTGGGCCGATTCCTTCCGGACGCCCCCGAGGCCACGCCGGACACCAGCGGTGCTGGAGGCGACGATGCGCCGTGACGCCTTCGGCTTCTCGGGGATGCTGGAGAAGCTCTCTCCGGACGAGTCCCCAGCCGAGTACCTGGTGAAGCACGCGGGCACGCGCCAGGGCCTCGCGCGCCTCTTCGGGAAGCTCACCCATCCCGAGGTGGAGACCCTCGTTCATGACTTGGACTTCTGGGCGCGGCGCGAGCAGGTGCCGCCCACGTCGTTCTCCACCTGCTTCATCATGGCGGGTCGGGGCTTCGGGAAGACCTGGAGCGGTGCCCGGTGGGTGATTCAGAAGGCCCGCGAGGCGAAGACGATTGGCGCCCTCATCGGCCCCACGGCGGCCGACGTGCGCGACACCATGATTCGCGGCTCCAGCGGCATCCTGGCCCTGTCCCCTCCGTGGTTCATGCCGGTGTATGAGCCCAGCAAGCGCCGGGTGACGTGGCCCAACGGCGTCTACGCCATCTGCTACTCGGCGGATAAGCCGGACCGGCTGCGCGGCCCCAACTGCGGCTGGGCCTGGGGCGATGAGCCGGCGTCCTGGAAGCACGAGATGGCGGCCCTCGACCAACTCCCCATGGTGCTGCGCATCGGCAGCGCCACGCACCCGCCCCAACTGCTGCTGACCGGGACGCCCCGCCCGCTGAAGAAGCTGGAGGATCTTCTCTTCGCGGATGCGGAGGCGAAGACACTGCGGCCGGGCGTCGTGCTCCGGACGGGCTCCTCCCTGGCCAACCGCGCGAACCTCGCCCCCAGTGCCGTGGCCACCATGCGGGCCCTCATGAACACGCGCTGGGGCCAGCAGGAGGTGCTGGGCCGACTGCTGATGGACGTGCCCGGCGCCATCTTCGGCTCGGCGAAGTGGGGCCGCGTGGAGGCGGATGCCCACGAGTACGCGCGGGGCCTGGATCGACGCATCGTGTCTGTGGACCCGGCGCCCACCAGCGAGACGGGCTCGGACGAGACGGGCATCGTCGTCCAGGGCGTGAGAAGCAGCCCGCTTGCCGGGACGGAGGGCGCGCCCCTCAAGCGCATCTCCGTGCTCAAGGACGCGAGCCTCCGGGGCTCACCGCGTGAGTGGGCCGCAGCCGCGATCCGCGAGTACCTGGCCTTCGGCTGCGATGCCCTGGTGGCGGAGGTGAACTCGGGTGGGGAGATGGTGGAGACGACCATCCAGACCGTGGCCTCGGAGATGGGCGTCCAGGTGAACGTAAAGCCAGTGCGTGCGCGGGAAGCGAAGTCGAAGCGCGCCGAGCCGGTGAGCGCCCTGGCGGAGACGGGGCGGATTGAGCTGGTGGGCAGCTTCCCGAAGCTGGAGGCGCAGCTCGCCAAATTCAGCGGCATCAACGGCCGCCGCGATGACCGGGTGGACGCTCTGCTGTGGGGTGCCCACGAGCTGGTGTTCGCGGATTCCTTCTTCTGCTTGTGAGGCGCACCTTGGGACTGTGGGAGCGGATGAAGTCGGCGGTGAGTAGTCCTCCGCGACAGGGGACAGGGCTGGAGCTGGCGCGCTGGCAGCAGGCGCCGCCGCGCCGGGGCACGGCGCAACTGCTGGCGGCGTACCGCGAGATGCCCTGGCTCCGCGCGGTCGTGGACGTGGTCGCGGATTCCGTGGCCGGGGTGAACTGGCGCGTGTACCGCCGCGTCTCGCGGGAGGGCCACCCGGTGAAGGACTACGCCCTTCGCAGCGCGACGCGCGAGGTCCGCGCCATGCGGTTGAAGTCCATGCTGGACGCGGGGGAAGTCCAGGAGGTGCCGGACCATCCCATTCTGCGGATGCTCGCCGACCCCAACGACTACTTGACGGGCCGCTCCGTCACGAAGCTGGTGCAGGTGTACCTGGACCTCGTCGGCGAGGCCTTCCTAGTGCTGGAGCGCGTGGCGGGCTTCCCGGTGGGATTCTGGCCGGTCCCCCCGAACCTTGTCATCCGCCTACCCGCGATGGACGTGCCGCGCGAGCAGCGGACCTTCACCGTCGCGGTGGGCGGCGTGACACGGGAGGTTCCAGCAGCGGACGTGCTCCACCTGCGCAACCTGGACCCGGAGGATCCGCTCGGTCGCGGTGTCGGCCCGGCCTTCGCGCTGGGGGATGAGCTGGACACGGACGAGTTCGTGGCGCGGTTCCTGCGCGCGTCCTTCTGGAACAACATGCTGCCGCCAGCCATCGCGTCGATTGAGGGCCTGACAGATGCGAACAGCGCGGGTGCGAAGGCATTCAAGGAATCCCTGGCGCGCGAGCACCAGGGCCCGGACAAGGCGGGTAAACTGCTCCTCACCAGCGGGCGGGTGACGTTCGCGCGCCTGGACACGAGCTTCCGCGACATGCAACTGGTAGAGCTGCGGAAGTTCCTGATGAACTTCGTGCGGATGACGTACCGGGTGCCGCCCGAAATCGTGGGCGACATCTCCAGCTCCAACAAGGCGACGGCCTTCGCGGCGCGGGAGAATCTCGCCGAGCAGGCGACGCTCCCCCGCATGGAGTTCCTGCGAACCGAGTACCAGATGCGGTTGATGCCGATCCTTGGCGATGCGGAGGCCATCCTCGACTACGACAGCCCTGTGCCGGCGGACCGCGAGCACCAGCTCCGCGTCATGAGCACCATGCCGGAGGCCTTCAGCTACACAGAGTGGCGCGAGCTGGCGGGTTTCAAGCCGGACCCGAACCGTCAGGGCTACCCATTGCCGATGCCGGGGCAAGTGCGGAATGGCCCTCCAATGCAGGTGGTGGAATGAGTGGGCTTTGCTTGTGGAGTCGAGTGAGACTGGCCGCTATTGAGCTGGGGCCATCTGAACTCTGTGTTGACGAGGCCTCTGCAACCTGAGCTATTTTTTGTGTCGGTTAATCCATTCAATTACGCTGTCGTAATCAGCCAGGGATATTCGGTATTTCAGATTCGGGGACTTCGCTAGTTTCTTGGCGTCCCTTGTGAAGAATGACGTAGTGGCGAGGATTCCACGAGTGGCACAATCGGCCTCTACAACTCCGTAAAGGCTTCGCACCAAGCCGACGTCCACCTTGTGTGTGTGCGAAAATCGTTTACATTCAATGAGCGTCAGGATTTTCCCTGTAGGGTCATTCCTGGATGCAAGAACGTCTCGTCCTCCGTCCCGCGATACTGAAGTCAGCCTTACGCTATATCCCATTCCGGAAAAGAGTTCCGCAATGAGCTCTTCGAATTTTCGAGGCGTGAGCTTGTAGATATCTCCGGGATACACGGAGAGGTGGCTTATTATTTCGCTTATCGTCGTTGTTATTGGATTTAGAATCCTGCTTGGCGTTTCCGGATTTCCTGTGTCTCTGGAGTGTGTGTTTTCTTCTTCGGCAATGAGCGCCTGGAAGTTGACGGTGTATTTGGGGAGATCGTGGAGGCGCTTGATGGCCGCGCGAACCGAAGCGTCGTCTGCTTTAATTGTTGTTCTTAATGATTTCCCCAATGACAAGGCAAGTTTTTCGAGGGACGGGAATCCTGCTATGGGCATGTTGTGGGCAATGTTGGAAATTCCGACCGTTGGCTTGGTCGATGAAGGGCTTTTGGTTTTGGCGTCGCTTCTGTGGGCTTTTTTAGGGGGCATTGCCTTGTCGGGTGGGAGTGATAAACGAGGGATGGGGAGTGGTTAGATATTGCCTGCGGGTGGACGTCCGTCCAATGTGGCCATCATTCCGTGTGGTCGATGAGAATGCCAGGACTGGCCACACTCTGAGCAATCCCCTCATTTGAAGTTTCCCCTCGGAGAACCCGTGAGCGGACGAGCAGGCGGTCTCGGAGGGAGAAATGAAAATGAGTGGATGCTTCAGGGCCAGCGCCAGAAGTTGCCCCCATTGAAGAGGTGAATGCACAAGCCTCTTCAGAGAACCCGCCGCCTCGTCGCCCAGAAGGACGCCCCCTCCCCAGTTGAGGGCCGGCCGAAGGTCTTCACCTTCCGCGCGAATGATGGGGACTTCGACAGATATTCCGACCGCCTGTCCGTCCAGGGCTGGCGGCTGGACGCCTACGCCGCGAACCCCGTCGTCCTCTACATGCACGATGACGGATCCGGAGGACTGCTCGGCGCCGGCCGCACCGACGTGCTGCCCATCGGCAAGGGCCTCGCCTACGTCCAGGGGGATGCCCTGCTGGTGGACATCGAGTTTGACCAGGACGACGAGTTTGCCCGGCGCGTCGAGCGCAAGGTGGAGAAGGGCATCCTCAACGCGGTGAGCGTGCGCTACCGCATGCTGCGCTACCACGAGAACGAGCGCGGCGGCTTCGACTGCGACGAGCAGGAGCTTCTCGAAATCTCCGTCGTCACGATTCCCGGCAACCAGCGCGCGGTGCGGCTGAAGAAGCACGCCGACGAGCGCGCCACCCTCATCCGCGACATCGCCCAGGCGGTGGTGAAAGCACTGGGCCGCAAGTCGCGGAAGAAGCGCAAGGCCGCGCCACCCGCTGCCTCCCCCTCCCTGACCGAGTCCGACACCCACGCCCTTGCCGCTCACACGGCGCGGGCCCTCTTGCAGCACCTCCAGGAGAAAGCATGACCCCCGAAGAGATGAAGGAGATGGCGAAGACGTTGGGCCCGCTTGTGGCCTCGCAGTTGGTGGAGCAGTCCAAGGGACACCGGGACGGGTACGCCCCCCTCCTGGCCCCCAAGGCGGATGCGGCACCCGAGGAGCCCCGACGCGCGCCGATTACCGGCAAGCACATGACAGAGGGCACGGGCCTGAACCTCATCCGCTTCGTGAAGGCGAAGGCCGTCGCGCGCATGGAAGGCCGCAACGTGGTGGACGTCCTCAAGGGCTGGGGAGACGAGGTGGTGAGCAAGGCCCTCTCCCAGGGCAATTACTCCGGCCTCGGTTCCCTGGTGCACCCGTCGTTCGCCTCCGAGTTCATCGAGCTGCTGCGCAACAAGGCCGTGGTGCGGCAGGCCGGCGCCCGCGTCATCCCCATCGGCGCCTCGCTCACCTTCGACAGGCAGTCCAGCACGGGCACGGCCTTCTACGGAGGGGAGACGTCCGCCATTCAGGAGTCGGAGCCGGGAACGGACTCCGTCTCCCTCTCGGAGAAGAAGCTCACGGCGCTGACGGCCGTCCCCAACGACCTCATCCGCAACGCCTCCATCAACGCGGAGGAGTTCATCCGCAACGACTTGCTCAACGTCATGGCGCTGCGGGAGGACGCGGCCTTCCTCCGGGGCAGCGGCACGCAGCTGGAGCCCCGAGGCATCCGCAACCAGCTGGACGCGGCCCACGTCTACGCGGAGACGGTGGCCACGGCGGGAGCGCCCACGCTGCTGGAGATGAAGAAGGAGCTGAACAAGGCGAAGCGGAAGCTGAAGAAGGCCAACGTGCCCATGGTGCAGCCCGTGTGGCTGATGGCCCCGGGCGCGGAGACGGCCATCCTGGATGCGGTGGGCCCTGGCGGCGAGGGCTACAACGCCCTGGAGCGGGAGATGGTGGAGCACGGGACGCTGCGCGGCCTGCCCTTCTTCGTCTCCAACCAGATTCCCGAGACGCTCGGCGCGGGCAATGCCCGCTCGGAGCTCTACCTCGTGGACATGTCCGAGGTGCTCATCGGCGAGTCCATGGCGCTGGAAATCGAAGTCTTCCCCAACGGCGCCTTCACGCGCGGCGGGCAGTTGGTGTCCGGCATCTCCACGGACCAGACAGTGCTGCGCGCCATCACCAAGCACGACCTGGCCATGCGCCACCGGCAGTCCGGCGTCGTGGTGAAGGACCTGAGCTGGGGCAGCAACTGACCGGGGCCACGCCCCACGAAAGGACACCATGAGCGCACCGCACATCAGTCACATTGGCGCCTTCATTGCCGCACGCCTGGGCACCTCGCCCGCCGCGACGCCCGCAGGAACTCGCCAGGGGCAGGGCTACGATCGGCTTGTCTTGGGCGAGAGCTGCGTCCTCGTCGCGGCCACGGGCGCGGTGATGGGCGACCCCACCGCGCAGGGCTACGACGTGAAGCTCCAGCACTCCAGCGACAATGGAGCGGATGACGCCTGGACGGACTACGTGCCTACCGGGCTGGGTTCGGCCTCCGTGCAGCTGGCTGCGGCGAACGCTTTCGCGGAGAAGGACGTGGACCTCGGCGCGGCGAAGCGGTTCATCCGCGTGGCGGAGGCCACGACGCTAACGGGCGGGACATCGCCCAGCCTCCAGGCGTGCGCTTTCGTCGTCTTCGGCGGCGCAATGACGCTGCCGGTGTGACGCCATGGCGCATCCTGCTGACTTGTGCCTGCCTGCCACCGTGGCGGATGACCTGGGCGTGGCGGTGACGCCGCGCCTGGAATCCCTCGTCACGGCGGCGAGCCGGGCTGTGGCTGGGTACTGCGGCCGGGTCTTCGAGTACGGCCCGGGGCTCGTGGAGTACCCGGCTGGCTACGGGCGCCCATTGCTGCTGCTGGAGCGCCCGCCCGTTGTCCTGGTAGTGGGCGTCTGGGAGGGCGGTGCCTTCGTGCCGTCCGAGGAGTACGAAGCCCACGGGAAGCTAGCGGATGCCGGCATGCTGTACCGCAGGCGCGGCGTGTGGCGGGCAACGGCGCGCTCGGGCGGGCTGGTAGTGGAGGCGGTGGACAGCTTCCAGGGCGGCGAGGATGGCATCCGCGTCGTCTACGACGGGGGCTTCGTGACGCCTGGACAGCGGGCCCTGGACGCCTCGCGCGTGGTTGCGCTGCCAGAGGACGTGCAAGAGGCCACTATCCTCACTGCGGTGCAGCTGTACCGCTCGCGTGGCATCGACGCGATGGTGGCCAGTGAGTCCATCGGGGATTGGTCCGTGAGCTACTTCGCCGCGAAGGCGGAGGGGAAGAGTCCCATTCCCGGAGCCGCGCAGGCGTTGCTCGCGCCCTACGTCATTCACCGGGTGAGCTGATGGCTTCGCCTTCTGACACCTTCCGCCAGACCATTACCTATGCCGTGCTGACGAGACGCGACGCCTACGGCAAGCCGACGCTCGGGCCCCAGGCGACGGCACGGGCTCGCGTGCAGCCATCCCGGCGTCTCATCCGTGACGCCAACGGTAATGAGCATCTGGCCGCGCATGTCGTCTATACGGATGCGCCTGTCACCCTACAGCACCGTGTTTGGCTCCCGGGGGAGGACGTAGCGGACTTCAACCATGCTCGGCGCCCGGTCGCGGTGGACGAGAGCGTGGATGGTGTGGGTGTCGTACGTTTTCGGAAGGTGTGGTTCTGATGCGGGACATCGCTTCTGCGCTTGCCGAGTTGCTTGAAGGTACGGGGCTGGGGCCCCCTGTGTCAGGGAAGTTGTCGCCTCGGCTGAGCGGCCGGGATGACCACGCCCTGGGGGCGAGAGCAGGCAGGAC